TCCCCCGACCGGTCTACCGTCGTTGTCGCACCCGACAGCGGCGAGCGCGACACGCCCGCGTTGCCGATCAAGCGCCGCTCCATGCTCGTGATCCGCAAGCTTGGCGGCCAAATCAACTCGCGGCTCATAGCCGGCCCCTACGCACAAGTTCCTGCACTTCCGCCACGGCTTGGCGCTTGGCTTCCGCCATGGCCGCAGGAATTGCGCGGATGGCGTCCACGGTCGCGCCGCGCGCGTCCACCGTGATGTTTTGCACCACGCCGCCCATGGCGTGATTCGGCGTGATGTGGCCACTACCGCGCGGGGTGAACAGTTCCGGCCCGCGCTCACCCACAAGATACGACGTGCCCGCAGAGACCGGACCGCCCGCCGCTTTGCCGCCGCCGAACAATCCTCCGACGACGCCGGTAATGAAATCGCCGAGCCCGAACCCACCCGACTTCTTGCTGCCGAATATCTTCGCCGCCGCCGCTTCCGCCACCATGCGCCGGATCACGTCGATGAAGCCCTTCAGCATGCCCTTGATGCCGTCCTGAAACGGATCGAACAGGAAATCGGCAAAGGTGTCCTGCATGTTGCGCGCGGCTTGTTCAGCGTACGGCGTCAGTTCCGTGAACGGCTCTTTCAGCGCCTCGCCCATGCGGTCGGCAATGCCTTCAGTCGATTCGAGGATGGAGCCTTCCAGGTCAGTGAAGTCCAAAAGCCCGCGGCCGTTGACCAGTTCGGCCGCGCGCGCGTTGAGCGAGATGTTCAGATCGCCGAGCTGCTGGGTCTTGCTGACCAGAGCTTCAGTTGCCGCTGTGGCCGCCTCTGCATCTGCCTGTACTCGTGATGCCAGCGTTGCGGGAGCGGATCCACGACCCCGGGATCGGCGACCTGACTGCAATGCGGCAACACGCTCGAGACGGGCGATCTCTTTATCGAGCGCCTCGGGGCCAAGCACACGGCCGGCACCATCGATGTAGCCGAAGTTGAAAAAAACGGGGATTGAGTCGCGCGCGCCGCGAAGAATACGCAGGCGATCCTCGATGTCGTCGAGGCTCTTGGAGGCCGACATTTCGGCCAGTTGATTCAGAACGCTGGTCAGTGCGGGCGCGACAAGGGCCGTCAGTGTCGTGGCGAATCCGGACCACGACGCCTTGAGACGTTTGATGGCGTCATCGGCGTCGGCCAGACGCGCGATCTGCTCATCGCTGAACGTGTTACCGAGTCTGACCTGTTCCGCAACAAGCGCGCGCAGGCCCGCAGCACCGCCTTGCAAGGCGGGCACGAGATCAAGGTAGGCTTTGCCGAGGATTTCAGCCCCGCGACGCGAACGGTCGGCGGGGTCAGCGATGCTGTTGAGGCCGTCAGCGATCGCTTCGAGTTGCTTTGTGGGACTCAGTTGGCGCAGTCGATCGACCGACAGGCCGATGGCGTCGAGACTGTCGATGGCGGTCTTGCTGCCCGTACCCGCCTCGGAGATGGTCTTCTGCATCTCCTTGAGACCGCGCGAGAGCGTACCGATATCGACGTCGGCTTGCTTAGCGGCCGCCGCGAGTTTCGAGAACTCGCCCGCGCTCACGCCCGCGCGCGCCGCACCCTTCTGCAATTCGTCGCCGAGCGAGATCGCCTGACCGGCAAGGCTCGCAAGCCCGAGACCACCCGCTCCCACTGCGAGTCCACGGAATATGCTCGTGAACTTCGACGCCGTGCGCTCGGCCATGCCGACGGCTTTGCCCAGATCGCCTTGCAGGCGCGCCGTATTCGCGGCCAGTTCGATGACGAGAGAGCCGAGAGACGCCATTATTTCTCCATGCGAGGCTTGCGCTTCCCGAAAAAAGCCTTGAGATCGGTTTCCGCGTTCCCGGAACCGGACGATTGCGCCTTGCCATCCAGATTGAAGAACGCGATGTACTCGGCGATCACCGACATCGGCAGTCGCTCAATTTCCGTCACGAGTACGCTCAGCCTGGCGGACAGCGAGAACAGCACCCGGCGCAAAGGCCGGGCCATCAGTTTTTTGCGGCGTCCTCCACGGCGTCATCGTCCAGTCTGTTCAGCGCCAAGCCAGCGCGCAGGATTCGAGCGGTGTCCGTAACGGAATACTCACTCAGAAGGCTGTCAGCGTTCTCGATCGTCGCGACATCGGAACCGTCCGCGTTCGACAAGTAGAACGCGAGCTGCATCGCAATCAGCTTCGGCGCATCGCCATCGTGCGCCTTCAGAATCGCGTCCAGTTGCAGACCCTCGATCGCAAACAACACACGCACATACCGCTTGCCGTCAAAATGTCGCAGCTTCACTTCTTTTACGACGCGATTGGCCTTCATCATCACGCGAACCACGCCGGTTCACCGGTGACCTTGATCGACACACTGCCGCTCACCGCACCGTCAGGCGTGATGTCGTTGAAGCTGAACGACTTCACGAGGCCACGGAACGCCGCAACCGTGCCATCCGACAGCGTGATCGAGAACGTGCCAATCGACGCCGCCGCCTTCAGCGACCGCAGTTTCGCCTGTCCGACATCGGTCGTGAGCCACACGGAAAGCGTGACGCCGCCGAAATCCTGCAGGCCAATCAGGAATTCCTTGGCGGTCGAACGCAGATGCGTCGTATCGATATCAGCGGCCTCGCCATCGAAGCCGGCGATCGAGGTCACCTCGCCGACGTCTGTCATCGTCTGCTGCGTGACCGTACCGCCGCTCGTGTAAGCGGTGTACGCCGTGGTATCGACGCCTTTGAGTTCCAGCGTCGCAGCCGCGACGTTGGCCGCAATGGCCGCGCGACCGTTCAGTTGTGTCATGCCGCTGATGGCGTCGAGCACCACTACCGCGCCGTTAGGGATAGCGTGCGTGCCGGCCGTTACTACGCCGGGATTCGCCGCCGTGATCGCCGTGATGTTGTCCGCTGCGATGGCCGCCGTCGAAACTTGCAGCAGCGTGTTCTGTGACTTTATTGCCATGTGCGTTCCTCAGAAACGAAAAGGCCGCCAGATGGCGGCCGGATGGAAGGGAAGGAATCCGATCAGTTCGTCCAGACTTGCCAGCTCTGGATCACTCGATACAGTTCCGGCGCGGTCTCAGCCTCGTAGTCGTCGTTCTCGAACGTGAGAACGTGTCCTGCCGTCTGCAATGCAGTCCGGCAGGCATCCGCAATCGCACGCGCCGAAACGTAGGACTCGGCCCACACGTCAAGCTGCACCACGTTCGAGTCGAGATCGCCGTCACCGCGCAGGTGGTTTTGCGGCACGAGCGAGATGCGCTGCAACGTGATCGCAGGCGTCGTGATCGACTGCGGGCGCACGAGCGGCGTGATGCGTTCGGCAGGCACAAGCGCAGTTACCACACTCGCTGCTACGAGCACGTCGCGAACGATCTTGTCGGCCATCAGAGCCCCGTGATCGTCCGACGCAGCGCTCGTCCCAGACGCGACCGTGATCGAGCCATCGCACGAGTCGCCACCTTCTCGATCTGCCCCGCGAGCGACTGGCGGATCGCCTCAAGCGCCGCGAGTTTCTTCGACTCGAACGCCGGGCGCATGAACGGACGCGCCGGAGCCGCCTTGATCTCACGGCCGAAGAATCCCTTCGCGGGCGTGCCGAGCGAACGCGACAACCGACCCTTGTTGCCACCCGACTTGCGACGATGCTGAAGCGTAATCACGCCGTGACCGAACTCGATCCACTTCCAGTAGAACGCATCCCGACCCGACTTCTGGAACTTGCGCCCCTGCCGTACCGAAATCAGCCGCGATTCGTACGTGCGGCGACTCTCGCGATTGCGGTACGAGTAGATCGCCTTCTTGAGTCGCCCTGTTTTCACCGGAGCGCGCGCACGAGCAGCGGCGACAATCGGCTTCGCGCCTTGCGCCAGCGCGCCCTGCAGCGCTTTACCCTGTAGCGCTTCGGGAAGACGCTTCATGAGCGTCTCGCGCAGTTCGGCGAGACCCTCGACGCGCACTGTCTGTGTCATGTCGGCGCACTCGTGGCGAAGATTTCCAGTCCTTCCCGACGCCCAATTTCCGATATCTGCACGATGTCGTAGTTCGCGCCGTCATAGACAATCCGATCTGTCATGACGACACCCGTCATGTAACGTATGCGGAAACGCGTTGTGGCCTCGGCCTGGGTGCCTTGGGCGGCAAAGTATTCCCGTGCCCGCTGATCGAGCTTCTCCGCCCAAACAGTCTCGTAGGCGGTTGGATAGCTCGGCACCTGCTCGCCGTGGCTGTTCTGCGTCAGAACGCGGTGGCGCAGTTCAATGAGCCGATCGAGATTACCGGCGCGCATCAGAGCCAGTTCACCCGGTAAGTCGCCAGCAGGCTATCGACCGCCAGCGGGAACTCATTGACCGTGCTGCCAACATTCACCGCTTCACGGTGCTCGTACCAGTGCCCGATCAGCAGCAACATCGCCTGCCGGATCGGCTCGGGCGCATCGCCGGGATTAGAGCCGTAGCCAGCCACAAACGTCACGGTCACCGCATTGGCCTGAGTTCTGGCAATTGGCCAACTGGCGTTGTAGGCCAGTCTCACAGCAGGACGACCACGAAACGCATCCGAGACATAGTTAGCGGATGGCCAGGTTTGCGGCGACCCGTTCGTATCAACATAGGTGACGCTCGACACCGACTGTACCGGCGCGCGCGCCATCTCGAAGTAATCGTTAGTCGGGAACGCATCGAGCGTCATCTCGCACGTCTGCGTCAGCAACAGCAGCCCCGTGTGCTGCTCGACAAACTTTCTCGCCGCCAGAACGTATCCGGCAATCAGCGCATCCTCGTCAGGTAACGCCACCCGGCACTGCGCCTTGGCTTCCGCCAACGGCACCGGTTCCGTCGCGGGCGGAACCGTGATCCGAAAGCCGTAGTCTGGCGTCATGCGCGCTTGCCGCGCTTTTTCGGAGCAGGCACCTCCGCCACCTCCGGTTCAGAAGACGGCGGGGGTGCTACTGGACTCGACAGGTAAGACGCGCAGCGCAGGTCCACGACGCAGTGACGGGCGAATGCCTCGTCACACGCGACGATATCGCCGGGGGCACAATTGCCATAGACCGGCGATATGACCAGGTTAAGGAACTTGATCCGGACCATGCACTGCGCTCCCGCTTACGCCGGGGTCAGATCGCCACCGCGAAGCGACGCGGGACGCTCGACCGCCAGCGCGAGCCGACGCTCGGCACGCAACGTCACGAGGTTGGTCGTGAAGTTCGACGCATCATCCTCCGACATCGCCACGACAACCCCTTCGCGGTTGTACTGCGTGGCCGCCATGTCGAACGCGCCCATGAGGAAGTTGTCCGCGGTCATCGCCGCAGTCGGGATGATCGGAACGCCCCACAGACGAGGTTCCGCACCGTTGGCAGGATCGCCCACGAGATACCGGCCGGTCGAGTCCTTCAGTACCTCGATGATCGCCCAGTCGGCCGGGTTCACGAGGATCGCGTTCGGCGCGTAGTCCGAGAGCTGGCAGTCTGCCAACACGCGCCGGATCAGGTCAATCCGGGTCCACCCCGACAGCCACGACGTCATCGTCGCCGCCGTGTAGCCGTGCGCCGTGAAGTTGCCGGTGTTGTACAGACCCGAGATATTCGCGCCCGTGCCGTTACCGACCACGAGCTGATTCTCGACCCGCAGGTTCACGCCGTACTGCATGCGCGTGTTGATGTACGCCACGAGCGCGCCGTTGTCACTTGCGAGTTGCTTTGAAATGCGCAGCCAGTGCGCCACCGTGCGTACGGGCACGTTCACCAGCGTGAAGGTCACGTCGGTTTCCGGCTTCGCCACCGATTCCGCCGTTTCCGCTGCGTTGTTGGTGAACGCATTCTCGCGCGTGAACTCCACCGCGTTCGAGGACGTCGGGGCCTGATTGAGCGCCGCCTCCACCTTGAACGTGCGGAAAGCCCCGCCCACAACACCCGGCTTGCGATCCGGCACCACCGTGGTATCCGAGCCGATGTTCGTGTTCTTCGTCTCGAAGCGTACCGTCTTGCGGTTGCCCTTGACGAACTCGCCGTAATCGGCCGACTTGACGAACTGCGTGCCAATGCTCTCGTTCTTGTGGCCCTCATCCGGACCGCGCGTGCGACTCTGTTCGATCGTCTGCAAGCGCTGCGCGAACTCGAGCTGCGACTGCGAGACCTTGTCAATCGCGGCCTTGGTCTCCGCGCTCACGCGACCGGTTTCCTTCGCCTCGTTTTCGGCCTTCGTGGCGAACACATCGAGCTTTGCCTCGATGCCGCCGACAGCCTTCATAATGTCGTTCAATTCCATTGTCCTGATCTCCGATTGGTTGGGAAGCCTCAACGCAAGGCAATGTGTCCGGCGATGCGGTCAAACATCGCTTTCAACTCCTGCATCGCTTTCGCGTTGGTTTCTTCATGCGCTTCACGCGCACCCAAGATGACCTTCGCGCGGGCTGTGATGGCCTTGGCCAGCCCGTTGCTGAGACCCCCTACGTCACGCAGGAAGCGCTCTAAATCCTTGATGCTCTCAAGCCCGTCGATTTCCTCGTTCTTGACCGACGACAGATCGACACGCGCAGCTTCATCGGCCGGGAAGGCCACTATGGACACTTCCGTCAGCCGGTGGATACGACGGATGACGCGGCCCTTTTCGGTCTCGTCGTAGTCGCCTTTCTTCAGCCAGTAGCCGATTGACAGTCCATCGACCGTGCCATGTTTCAGTGCCGCCCGAACGTCCTCCGACTGCGAATTGCCCGCCGTGAGTTCGCCCTCCACGAACAAGCCTTTGTCGTCTTCCTTGGCAGACGTGAACTTGCCGATCGGCAGCGACATCAGATCGTGGTTGAATAACATTTTCGGCTTGCCGTTCGTGCGCAGCGTGTAGTCGTAGGCCCCACGAATGATCGTGTCACCGTAGCTGTCCACGCCACCGAACACCGATGCATACCCCTCGAACACGCCGCGATCGGCGTCGAGCTTGATCTCGGTCTCACTGAGCGACAGGGTCTTGCGGAACATTGGTAACTCCGGGCCTCGGCGTCTGGCCGAGCATCTGAATGGGAACCAGGTTGACTTGCGCGGTCAGCACATCTCCCCCCGGCATCGGCGGCAGCGTTTCCAGCTGCCGGCATTCGTTGCGCGTCACGATGCCGTTCTGCACGCCCTTGGCGTACAGGTCATATCGAGCGGTTGCATTCGCGCGAAGCAACGCATCGAAAGAGAATTCCACCGTGAACTGTGCACGCTCGACGACAGTCAGCACGCGTTTCTTGATCGCTTGCTCTATTTGAACCAGAGACGGGCGCACGGTCAGCTTGTAAAAGCCGTCCATGATCTGCTCGATGCCGGTGCCCCACGCAGTCACGTTCGAGTGACCGACCAGTACCGGCGGCACGCCGAACCAGCGGCACAGTTCCTCGACGCCAAACTGGCGAGTCGAAAGCAACTGCACCTCGTCCGGCGTCAACGAAACCGGCTCATACTTCATGTTCGCCTCAAGCACGAACAGCCGCGACTCGGCGCCCTCGGCGATCTCCTGAAAATTGCGGCGCAGAATCTTGCGCTGCTCGTCCGTCAGCACCCGATCGACGAACAGCAATCCGGCTGGCTTGTCACCGTTCTTGAACGTGCGAGTCGCCTGCGCCTGTGCGCGCACCGCCTCGGTCAGCGCGGCACCCATGAAGTCAACGCGCGAGAGACCCGTGACCCCATTGCCGTGATCGCGAATATGCAGAACGTCCTGTTCCAGCAGGACAAACTGCCGCGCATCGACCAGATACACGTAGGCCAACTCGCCTGTGTCCATCAGGTACGGCGTCACCTGGTCGGCCGGCAGCGGCCAAAGCGCCATGGCCTCGCCTTTATCGTTGCGGTCGATGCGTGCGTAAGCATTCCCGCGCATCAGCCAGTTCACGATCATCGCTGCCCAGAAATCAGCAGGCGTCATGCGCGCATTCGGGTTGTCATGAAACAGCAAGTAAAGCGGATGACCGCGCGCCAAATCCCGCTGCCCGTTGGGCATGTTGCGGTAGACGAACAGCGGCAGCGTAGAGATGATCTTCGACAGCAACTCCACGCAGCGCCAGACCGTACTGATCTGAAGCGCAAGCTCTGCTCCGCCCGTGATCTGATCGTCAACTAACCCGCGCGACGGAACGACTACCTGCTGCCCAGAATGTAGCCCGAGCGCACCGCCAAGCCCGAGCCAGCGCCCGATGCGAAGAAAGAACT